TTCATGCGCTTCATTTCTTCTTCTACTGATTGATCAGAGAAAAAATCCATTGCCGGCTCATAAAACGGATCATCCATTCTTGGATCATCAAGCGCGTCCAATCCCATCAATGTTCTGTACTCGTTTCGGCTAAGTGCCTTTTGAGTAACCATGTTTGATGCCCACGTCATTACCTCGTTCCGGCTATCCTGCATCTCTTGAATCTGCGAATAGTCAGGAGCCACAATGTAATTAGGATTATAAGCCTTTGCCTTTTCGGTTAATCCTTGGCAATATAAAGTAATATCAGGAATAATGCGGTTAGTGTATATAGCCTTTCTTGCCTCTCTTTGGTTTGCGTATGTTGTGCCGGCTGTATCATTAAACACCTGGGAAGGCACACCCCAAACATTACATAAAACCCTCAAACCATGTTGCGAGCTTTCGATGATTTGAAGATCCCTGAAATTTGATAATCCTATTGGGGTATAATTGATTTTCCCGACCGTGAAGATTGGAACACCTGCCCTATCTCTTTTGCCGTATTTTGTGCGCCAAAGCTTTTCAAATATTGACTTCTGCTGGGGAGTTGTTTTCTCATCGTATTCCTCATCCTTGGATAGTACCCCAGGGACAAAACCCCTGCTCAGTGTTTTTGAAATGATGTCGTATCCATAGTTTTGAGCATTGATAAGCTCCGCAGCTATTTTGATCGGTGATTGCCCCATGAAGTTTGCGCCGTCTTTGTATTCAAGATTTGGAAGTCTGGAATGCCACACATCCCACGCATCAATTTTACGATCATTCGATTGATTTAAAGTAATAATATACTTTGACACAGGATTTTCCCATCCACCTCCTTCGATTTCTACATACTGCGAAGGCATTATTTTTAATCCTTCCTTCATTACTTTGCCTTTGTCATTGCCATTTTGAAGGGTAGGAACGTACACAATAGCATTACCAGTGACAAGAAGAAATAATTCCCACGCCATCCGGAATTCCATTTCTGACTGAAACGAATTAGGCTTTAATAGCCAGTTTAAATTTTGATCATTTACTACAACTTTTGATCCATCAGGCTTTTGCTCGTATAACTGCAAAGGAACCTGAGCCATCATCGTAGCCACTCGCATGGTGATTGAGTAAACATCCGGATTTCCGCCCCATCCATTGGCTACATAATCAGGTGATGAAGTGTCCCTGTGAAGCGGAACACCAGATAAAAGCCATTCATATAATGCTTTAAAAAGTCGATTGCTATCCGCGATGTTCGCAGCTTTGGAAAATATGTTCATGCCCAATAATTTGTATTCTTTTTTGCGCCTCCCATTAATTCAGTTATGCCCCATACCAAGGCATCTATCCTGTTTGGAGACTTATCGCTTTTTACATTCCATGTGATTTGTTCTTCTTCCAGCTTTGGAAGGCTGCCGACGTGGTGAACTTTGTTTTGTTCGTATAGCCCTGAGACAGGTTCAGCGCGGATTGCTTTCCCACGCGAAGCATGAACGGCTATATACTTTACATTTTGATCCACTGTCCTAATATTTGCCTCGACTAAGTCCCCTCCATTATTTACCTCTCCGATTATTGCATCAGCTTTATTTTTATGATAATTAAAAACAACTCTTTCGGCCCATTGTCGAGGAGTAAATTTTCCGGTATGATCTTCCCAAACATAATACTCGTCATCATATCCTTTGCCGCAAACGATTATTCCTGTTTCATCGCTATCCTCATTTGACGTGACGGCTGGGTCAACTGCTATCACTATCCTTCGCATTTCAGGCAATTCGTTTACTCTATTTCGGTCAATGATTGCCGAAGTCCACAAAGCCCCCTCAACATCATCCACCCATTCGCCAAGAAGAAAACGTCTGCGATGCCTTTCCGGTAGATTTTCCAATTCAGAAATATAGCCGTCTGCTATGTTTTCCCGATTGTCATCCGGGTTCATCCTCATGCAAAGGTAATTATCTTTTTTCACAATTTGATTACTAACCGGATGAACATTTTGAACAAACAATTTATATGCCCAATGTTTAGGGCTTGGAGGATTGCAGTCGTAATAAGCTTTTAAAGGAAGTCCAGAGTTTTCAGAAAGACGGGTAATACCCATCATCACCTCGTTATATCCTATCTGGGAAATTTCGTTAAAAAAAATAGTTGAGTATTCGTTTCCAAGAATTTTTTCTGTCCTATCCTTATCGTCCAAACCTGCCAGCCATATAGTTGATCCGTTTGGAAATTCGAGGAACCAATCTGTCTTATTTTCGACTATCGGAATTTTCTTAAATACTTCCAAGTCGCGAACCTTCATAATAGTGTCGTACCATAGCGAAGATTTCGCATGGTTAAATCTATGTCTAAAAATTACATGCCTGGATTTTGATTTTAAAGCTCTGACAAAAAGAGCATAGACAAGTATAAAAGATTTTCCGCTCCTACTGCCTCCGAAAAGCAAGATATGACGGGCGTTACAGCCTAATAACTCTATTGCTTTCCGTTGCGCATTTGTCTTTTTCAAAGCTTCTCGTCTTGTTTGTCGAAATTGACAACGATCTGCCCGGAATGTTCAATGTCCTGCTTATCTCGCATGTCAGTTATATTTTTTGCAACAAAGCAAAAAGCAGCCGGAGCGTAGATGCCGTTTAGTCCATTCTCAATCAAAAAATACTTTTGAAGCTCTTTGGCTTTTTTATAAGCAATCGAAAACTCCTCATGCTGATTGCACCAATCTAGCAAAGTATTTGTCCCTACGCCAATCTTAGAAGCAAATACATGAAATGCCGGAAGTCGATTATTTACTTTTACCACCCTCCCGTCGATAATCTTTTCGACGTACGGGGGAATAGAAAAAAAATCAATAATCTCTTGACAGTATTTTGGATCATAATCACTTGGCCTTCCAGTTGCGGCCTTGCCATTGGCTTTAACAGCGTACACGCTTGGAACGCGTTTATTTGGATCAAGTATTTTCTTTGCCATAACTTTTTTTTTGAGCCAAAGGCAGGACTCGAACCCGCAACCCTCTGATTACAAAACAGAATCTCTACCAATTGAGTTACTTTGGCATAAGGTAGAGGAAGTGCCGCAGTGGCGCAGTGGTGCGACCTCTCCCCCACCTAACTAACTAAAACCAATGAAAACAAAAAAGTCAATGCAAAGATACAAATATTAATTGAATTCACCTTCAAAAAATATTTTAATCCCAAGTTCTTTGGCTATTGCATACTCTATTCTGGCTCCCTTGCTTTGCCCCCAGTCCTTCAACATATATATTCCATCGCATAAAAAAAGATGCTTAATGTCATTGATCATAAAATCCTCCCATGAAATAGGTTTAGGTATTGGCAAATCTAAAGGATTTACAGGGATATATCCCTTTAATTTTAGCAAATCACTTGCGCAGCTGAATTTCTTTTTAACTTCTTTAGCCTGGCATCCGGTAATTTTTCCCGAGACATACACTTTCATACATCAAATTTTTTAGATTGTTTTTTAAAATACAATTCCAGATCCTTCAACTCTCTATCGGAATAACGCGCCCTCTGCATGCCGCTTAATCTCTTATATTAATAGCTTTGTTAATTCCAATTCTAATGGCCTGATTATTATCTCGAAGAACGTCACAAAGTAATGATATGTTTTCATGAATTCTATCTCTCATTTTTAGCTGATCTTCGGTTGCTGTTTGCCAATCTTTAACATTACAAGCCTCTTGAATCATTAGTGCAGTCTTTGATATTCCGCGATGAAAATTAGATTTATTCCCGCAATTTTGGTATAATGCCCCGCACATCTTTTTGTACGAATCCCCGGAATTGTTTCGGTACTTTATCAATTCATCCAAAATCCATTTATAAACCTCAACTTTTAAAGTTGGATCAATAGCTAAGGCTAAATCAATAAAAATAAATGGATGCACCCATCTTTCCCCGGTTTTCCCTTTTTTGGATATAATTACTTCTCCAAACTGGCTTTTTAATTCTGAAATGAATTCCTGCGTGGCTGTCGAATTATACCATGAGTCATAATTAAATGTTTTCATATCCTTTAATATCCGGTATTTATTCCCGATTAATAAAAGATCCTTAACACTAAAAAAACCTGTTTTGCTTGATTGCCTAATATTTCCGTTTAGCAATTGCCTTTCTAAATATACCTCTGTTTTCATTTTATTATGTATTTATTTGTGCAAACATAAATACTTTTTTGGAATAAGTATTATTTTTTGCCTTTTTTATTACATATTTTTCACCACACCGGAGGCTCATCATACGCCCCGGCATAAATCAAAATTAAAAAACAGGCCAAAATAAAAAACAAATAGGCATTTACTGGGTTAATATCTACGCCATATACACAGAAAATAAAAGAAAATCCTAAGTATGCAGAGGCGAAAATAAAGATTAGCAATAAAGCCCTTGAGATAAGTTTTTTCATAATTTAGTATTTTTGTTTTGACAATAATCGCATACTTTGCCGTCGTGCCTCCAAACAAGAAAGCCGCACTTTTTGCATTTAATTTGCTTTTTTGCGCTCATCGGTTATTTATAATTTCAGAAATATTTGACTTCAAAGTATAAATTCTCATTGCTCCAAGCCTTGCCACTTCGTACCTGTGAGCATTACTCCATTTATAATCAAACAGCTTTCGTGGCTCTTTGACTTGATAAAATCTTTTCATTAGTGGATATTCTGGTTTATTTAGCACCCATAATCCACAAAATTCTGGAATAATTTCTAAAGCATATTCTTTTAAATGCTCAGGAACGGCATAATAAAAATATTTATACTTCCCATAATACATTTCAAGTCCTGTCTTACCGTTGTGCATTTGGTTAATCTTGCTATGTTGGGGCTTTTTAAAATCAGCTTTTAAATCAGACTTGCTTATTTTGATCTCAAAACCATAAGCATAACCATTTTTGGTTAGAACAAGCATGTCTGTTTCAAAAGGCAGAATATAACTCAAAGTAGTTATGTTTGGCACAATTATATTTTGCCTGAAATCGAACTCGTGCATTATGGCAAGTTCTATATCTAAGCAGGATATGTTATTTTTTGCGCTCATAAGCTCCTAGATATACAATTCCTTCAACCGGATCGAGATAATTGAAAATATAGACCGTATTTGAATCTTTACCGGGTATTCCAAGAAGAATATTATCCGGAATGCGAATGGCTTTTTTAGACTTATACATATCCATTATTTGCATTACGATCTCATCCGGTGCTCGTTCTGGCTTTTTGTGCTCAGGCCAACCAAAAATAATCAGATACCATAAAGCCAAAGCCAAAATAAAGGCGATAAAAGCCGTAAAATAAAACTTTTTATCCATTTGTTTTTAGTTTAATTGTTTCATTACGTAATACATATACCAGATTTTGAAAGTCATGTAATTTTGTTACATCAACCCTCACCGTGAAGTGATAAGCAACCCAGACAACATTCCACCCAATCATTATCCCTGGCTCCAAAATGAACGCGCCTATCTGGTATATATCATCCCTGATCTCCAATACCCCTTCGATCTGATAGATTATTTCTTTGGTCAATTCTACCGGGGCAATCTTATTCCAGGTCACAACGCCAATCCCGAACTCAATAGTATCAAGAGTTGGAAATTCCTTTGATATTGTGTCAATTTGAAAAATTCTGCCATCATATCTGACGTAATTTCCTATTCTTACTTCTTCTGGTTTCATAGCTCAAAAATTAGGTTCTTCTTTGCGTGGTTCTATTGCGTATTGATCAAAGTTCATCTCAG